TCATGGGTTTTTAATGGCTATTTTTTCCGGCCCAACAAGCCTCTGCATAGCCTCCTCAGCGACCACGCGCTGCCTCACACCTTTGGTGTATCGTTCCACTTCTGCCAGTGATTGATGGCCGGTGATGGATGCAATCTGGTGAGGTGTGCAGCCAGCCTCAGCCATGCGGCGTGCAGCTGCTTTGCGCAAACCATGCGGGCCTAATTTTGCCTGCACGCCTGCTTTGATAGCGCATTCCTTAAACCAGTTATAAAACGCATTTCCACTGGCGAATGGCTTGCCGGTCTGTGTCACCAGAAAAGCCTGCTCACCACATGGGCCAGCTTCAATAGCCGCCAGTAGCTGCGGGTGCATGGGAATAAACAGGTGTGCTTCGGTTTTCTCCTGCACCACTTCTATGCTGCCGTTATGAATGTTCTTTGGCCCCATGCAGATCACGTCACTACGGCGCTGCCCTGTATAAAGTAGCAATGCGAGTGCCAAGCGGGCGCGTGTTCCTAGCGGCCATCGGGCTTCAAATGCCTCTATGTCGGCTTCTGACCATGTGGGAAATGGCTTCTTCTTGTATTTCAGCTTCTTTATATCCCGCACGGGATTATCCGTCCGCCATCCATGATCAAATGCAAACTGGAACATCTGCCGCAGAACATTGCGTAATGCATTGGCCTGAGCTGGCGTGCGGCTCATGCTTTCCAGTATCGCACGGATATGTCGGGGCTCGGCTGTTTTCACCATCTTGTTGCCGTGGATCTCGACAAAGCTGTCAATCAGACGCGTGTAAGATTTCTGCGATGGTGCTTTCAGCTCCTTAAACTGGTTGGATTTACGCCAGGCAACGGCCAGCGCTTTCATGCTGCCCGGCAATGTGCCGGATGCACCCACTTCTTCCCGCTCTTCGCGCAAGGCTTCGGCATACGCACGCATGAACTCATCCGAACCTAACCGGCCCGGCAGTTCCTTGCGTGGGTATCCCTCTCTGCGGAAGTAGTAATAGGTTTTGCGCTTGCTGCGGATTACCTGGACGAAATCAAGCTTTAGTCTAGCCATCAGTCCCAATCGCTTGTTGGGTAATAGCCTTGGCGCCTATCTTCTATCCACGCGTCCAGATCATCCCGCACCCAGCCTTTTATGGTGCCTGTAATGGGTATGGGTTTGGGCATCTTACCGCTTGCCACAGCCTGATCCAGCATTGCGGGTGAAATATCCAGATACTGTGCTGCCTTTTCACGCCGCATGATGCGCGGCCAATCTGGCAGCATTGGTTTGGCTTTTGTGCGTACAGGCACCTGCGCTGTCTGGCTCATGCTTCCGGGCCTTTCAGAGCTGCACGAGCCTTTTCTAGTCGGGAAAACATCTTAGGTGTCGCGTTCAAAAGCCCCATGTAGAAAATTCTCTCACCGGCTTGGTAATATTCCCGCAGTTTCGCAATCTCTGCATCACGCTCGGCAAGTTTAGCTTCATAGTGAGCTACCGTGGCTTCGTAATCCCTCTCGCCCCCAGTGACAGGTGTGCCGATGGCGAGGATATTTTCTGTGCTAGAGCGCTTAGGGTTGCACAGAGCAGCAATCTGCTTCTCATTCAACATGCCATCATGCAACCGCACGAACACGCCTATGGGCTCTTTCTTCTTCCCGTTAAACGGTGCGCGTGTTTCGGTCATAGCGTTTCCCACTCTGTTTTCTGGATCTGGAAGCGGCCATTTACTCCGCCATTTTCTGGGCGAAAGCGTCCTACGCCAATCATCATTCCCGCTTCTTCCAGATATTCTTCAAAAACATCTTTTGAGAGATCTTCTTGGAAAATATGAAAAGTCAGCAGGCTGCCCCAATCATCAATGCGCGGGAAGATGCGCATTACGCGCGAGCCTTTCCCTGTTGGGTCGCCTGTAGCTGAGCATAGGAAGCTTTCCGGAATAAGATCATCACGCGTGATGTCCAGCATCAGCGGCGTATCAATCATGATGCCTGCCTGGACAATGCTGGAGAACGTCTTATTTCCCTTTCCGGAAACCTTGCGGATTGTCAGCTTTGCTGATGATGTCAGTGCCTTTTTGAAAGACATAAACGGTACAAAAACCTTTCCTGTCCGTTCATCAACGTGCGCCTTGTTGCGCCACTGCATTTCTTCCCATTCCTTGTGGGAATATTCCTTTGGTTTTTCTGCAATGGGTTTGGACGGTGAATAAGGGGAAACCCCTTTGATAGTAACGTTACATTTTCGAATGATCATGGCTTTGTTCCGTTAGGTGACGGGCAGCATGATGCTGCCCGTCTTTCCGTTGTGTTGTGTTGCCTTGCGTTGTGCCGTGCGGGGGCGCGATGTGTTGCGGCGCAGGGCAGAGCGTGAAAGAACGGTAAGCACCGTTCCAAGGAGCAGAACCGAAGCTCTGCTCCCTGTAGCGTTGCGTTGTGGAGTGATGCGCTGCGGCATGTTGTGGTGTGGAGCGCAGCGAAGCGCCGTGATGCATGATAGAACCAAACGGCTCCGGTCTGCCTGCCATCTAGCCGGCAGGCCGCAGCTGTTCTGCGCCGTGCTCATAGTTTCACCTGTGGATCTGCATTTGCCCTGGATGCCTGCATGCTTTTGCGGGGCTTGCTGGCGGTTTGTATGGCGGCCAGAATCCCGCGTGTGGCATCGTGCTCCAGCGCCTGATGCTCTGTCAGATCGGCGCGTTGCACGGTATCCATAATAACCGCGCCTTTTTTGGCAGCGTTTCGCACGCGTTTGATCTGTCCTTTCCCTAACTTCACCAGATCTTCTGCTGCTGTACGCTGGAGGCCAACATTCATCACAGTTGTGAAGGCGCGTTTATGATCCCGCATGCAGATATGCCGGGCACGTTCCAGAAGATATCTGTGCCGTCCCTGAACATCATGGTTCACCAGCTGCTGGAGATCTTTGTATTGGACAATCTGCCCAACACTAGCCTCCAGCAATGCTGTAACCAGAAGATCTGTTACATATGAGCGTTCCATAATTGGATTGCTCATGCCGCCCTCTCCTTTCGTGCTGCAATCAGCTGCACATCGTCTGCCCAGCCAATGATGCCGCGTTGTCCGTCTATTTCGTCCGGTTCGCATTCAGGAAACCGGATGAGAAAATTCCTGTCCTCTGTGGCTGTTATTTCAAACAGGCCATCATCCACCTTGCGCATTTCCAAAAACCATTCAGGCAGGCTGGGTGTTGTGCTTTTGCCAGATACAACCCAGCGGCCTGCCTTGCGCTCCTTGCTGCAATCAGGGAATTCAATCTGGTTGCCTGTGCGCTGGTCTGTTACCGTGCCCTGGTATCTGCCTGCCTGATTGCGCGTTAGTGTTGCCTGGTATCGGGGCATTCCATGCACTCCGCCAATGATCCATGCTGCGGTGCGTCCGCAATCGGCACAATCCAAGCTGGTGGGAAGTTCAGCGTTTGGCCATCAGCAAAAACTACCGTGTGTTTCACAGGTGTTTTTCCAAACATCAGCGTGCATGTTTCGCGGCCAATGGTTGGGTATGCGTGCTGGCCTTTGCCGGTTGGGTCTTTCACCACAACATCACGGGCTACGGGAACAATGCGCATGCCATGGAACGTGGCGGATTGTGTGCAGGTCATGGGGTATGATCCTCTGCAAGAATGGTGTGTTTGAGGTGCTTTTGCAGTTCGTTAGCCTGGGCACGCATGCAGGTAGCTATGTTTTCAAAAGCTTTTGCTGCGGGCATGAACAGTTCTGCACGGAAGTCGATAGAAACGCGATCCATGTAGTCAGCCTGCCGGAGAAACTGGGTAATCAGATCCTGCAAGCGGGCATCCTGATTAGGCACGCGTATGTTGCTGCGTTCGGGCATTTAATTCAAAACCCCAAAAGCAAAGGCAAAACCCACCAATATTCCAGCAGTAAACACTATGGCGATTGCAGGTAATTCTGCATCACATCCGCCTCTTGGTGTTGTATGCTGCGTGAATATTGATGGTAGATCTGGGCGTGGTGGTTCTGGAACTTGAGCCATCACGCACCTGCCTTGCTGGAGAGATCCTTGCGGAACCCTCCAGCGCCTTCCATCATCGGGCTTCCAACAGACTCGATGAGGAAACTGATATGGCCGAAAAATTTGATCCCGTTATTGAAGCTGCCCTTATTCAAGCTGCCGCAACTCTTGCTGTAGAAGCCAGTGCTTTTAGCGAACGCAATCAACGTGCATTTTCCAACTTTGCAGGCCCGCATGGTGCGCCCATTATTGACCAAACCGAAAACAGAGCGCAGCCGCTGCAAATTCTGACCAGCGAATTTGGGAATGCTTTGGTAGAAGTGCGGGAAACGTATAAGGAGCATCTTAAACATCCTCACATTTCTTCTTTTCCGAAGCCTGAATAAGGCATTCAGACACTAGCCAGTTAGCAGCATCTGAAATCATAAAATCCGATACGATCCGATGGTGGCTTACGCTGCCATCGGGGTGTGATTTCATGACGGTGGTATGATACGGAAAATGAGACTTTAACCAGCTAATATCGCCGCCAAATAGCGCAACAATGTCAGGCCGCCGTGTCATTTGCGACCAGGTAAGCTTCCGCTCCTGACCGACCACATCACGGAAGATATAATATCTCCACCCATCTCCCCATCTGCTGCCGAGACATTTTACTGGGCAGGTGCTTGCATCAACCATCACACACCCTCCTTCTGGTGGATGCTTTCCATCCATTCATCCAGAGCGGCCACAGTAAACAGGCCATTGCCTTCAACTATGGTGCAACGTGGGCCTTTGCCTTTTTCACATAGGCTATGGAAGGTATCTGGTTGCAGGCCGCAATACAGGGCCGCCAAGCCAAAGCCTACGTACCGGGTGGCGTCTGCGCCGCTTTCTTCCAGCGCGGTATCTACCAGTTTCAGGGCAGCACGCTGCACGCGGGCGGCCTGCATGGCGTTTGGTGTGGGTAATGTTGGGTCTAGCAGCGGGCCAATGGCCGTGATCAGCTGCGATGCAGCACGGGAGCGCTCTAGCGCAGCATCCGATACCGTGCGGAGTTCCGCAATAAGTGTCATTCATTCCTCCATCGCGTCGTGGCGATGGAGGAAACTTTCACCAAAAGAAACCTTTAGTCAATAATAAATTTCATTTGATGAAAGTTATTCCTTCTTACGCATTGCATTCCCTGCAGCTATCCATACCCGAAACGCTTCTGGATCTAGGCTTTCTGCCAATTCAGCCGCCTCTTTATATTTTGAAGCTTTATCTTTTTCTTTTGGATCAAAGAGCAGATCTTCAGGGTTAGTATTTAGAAGCTCAGCTACCTTAGTGAACTGGGATAATGTCATATTTACCTTACCATTCAGCCACTTAGAGACTGACGGCTCGGACATTCCAAGTTCCTCAGAAAGCTTCCTTTGTGTAAGGCCGCGTAACTTCATCCAAGGCTTAACGAACCGCAGTGTGTGGCGGTTCTTAGCAATCTCATCTTCAGTTAGCTGCTTTTCCTTCATAACAGCATTGTGCCTATGCACACATAATAGGTGGATGCCTTCAAAGGAAAACTTTCTTGACCTAAAAGTTTCATTAGAATAAAGTTTTGACATGTCTTTGAGGGCCATCCTGAAAGAGCGTGGGGTAACCCAAGCTCAACTCGCATCCCAAATGGGAGTTAGCGAGCCAACCATATCCCGGTGGATCAGCAGAAAAGCGCTGATTCCAGCGCGGATGCTGCGCGCGGTATCGCAAGTGCTGGGTGTTTCTTTGGAGGAACTTATCCCTGAAGAAACCGATGGAGTTGCAGAACGATGACAGCTCATGATGATGCAGCTCCATACTTTTATCTGTTGGTTAGAAATCAGCTTTTTAATAGAGAGGTGATGGCATCTAGTTCTTTGTTAAATGCTCGCAATTCAAGGCCATCAAGCCCGATGCCTGCCACCTGCTGTCTACTGCCTGCTCGAATTTTATCAGGATTTATAGGATCTTCGGGAAAATTACTTGCATATGCTTTGGTTTCTTCCAGAATGTTTGAGACATCTGAGGGCTGCAAATTTTTAAGCAGTTTAGCCAAAATAACACGATGCACTTCCATGGCGCTTTTTGTTCGCCGGGTATCTTGGTTTGCTCTTTCAGAAAATGTTTGGGCATCATATATAGCTGCTTCGATATCTGAAATTTCATCATCATCTATTTTTTCCGATATACTGGTAGTGAGAATAGAATGTTCTCCAAGAGCCTTATTTAATCGACGCATAGAAATTCTCGGAACTTTATCATTCGATATCGAATTTACTATTTCACGCAAACGTTCAACCGTTTGTTCTAAAACAGTGATTTTATCTGCTATTTCAATATTTGGTGTTTCGGAGGCTGTAGGTGATTGCGGTGTCATTTCAGCAAAGCGTTTTATCCAAAGTTCTGCAATTTTTGGAATTATTGCTTTATATTTAGAACTTTTTTCTGAATCGTTGGCAGATGTCTTGCATAGATATTCAAGAATACTTTTTGCTTCTTTGCCACATTCATGGGGAAACCTAGGGAAAATCATATACAATATATATTGTATGCAATTCACCTGCGCCTCTATACTATCAATTCTTGATAAAATTTCTTTTATTCTATCTGAATTGGCAATTTGTAGCTTCCTAATACTACTTAGAATGTCTAATTTTTCGTTTTCCATAACTTCGTTCCTTTTTGTTTCTGACGAAAAGATAATGAACGAAGTAGGCACTGGCAGCAATATTGGTGTCTGCACTTCTACCTTCCTGAAAAATGAAACCACTGGAGTTATGGCATGACTAATTCCCATGAAACCAACCATGCCGTTAAAGACGCCTCCTGTCAGCCGGAATCGTTTCGGGCGTTTAAGGCCGAATTACGCGTGCGCTGGCAAATGTCTGCATTCAGAATGGCGTTCATGCCGCCACGCATGATGCCAGATGTGCCAGACCTAAGGTGTCAAACTGAAGGGATAGCTAATCCAACATTGCTATTTCGCTCCGTACGTGATGGTGAAAGCAATTCTTCACGCCTTATATGGAAACGCTACGCCTCCTGGCGGGCTTTTTTCCGGCATGTGCAGATCTTGGGTTTCCCTGCTCTTTATCTGCGGGGCCACTGAGATGTCAGTTTATCTACAGCCTCTTTCCCGCGCGTGCATTTTGTCCAAGAGCCATCTTCTGGATGTTCTTCATGCCACTTTATGCATGCAATCGTTGTCCAGTTGCTTTCTGGCCGAAAAGTGGATTTTGAATAGTTCCCAGCTACTTCAAATCGTGCGCCACACTTTTCGCAAACGGCAATATCATACATCGGAATCGTCCTTTTATGTTTTTGGGAAACACATAATGGACGTAGCTGGTAGCGGTATCAATGCCGCTACCAGCACCTCTGCTGCGGGTCATGCGTCATGCTAACCGCAGCTATCAAAACAGCCACACGCACGGCCATCAAAGCCTGTGGTGGGCTGGACTCAATATCCCGCGCTGTGCGTGTCGGCATCACGCAGCTTTCCGATTACTGCAACCGTGAAAAAGCGGCTGTGGTGCCGGTAGATGTTGCTGTCGAGCTGGATAAAGAAGCGCAGGAGCCGCTTATTCTTTCTGTTATGGCTCAGGCAGAAGGTTTTGCCCTGGTGCCGGTCAAGTTTGGCAACGGTTTGCTGCCGCACGATATGGGCAAGTTTGCCAAGGCCACCAGCGAAGTTCTGCAAAAGGGCTTTGAAAGTATGGCGGACGGCAATGTGGATGTGCAGGAAGCGCACGAAATTCTCATACATGCGCAACGTGCGCGTACATCACTGCATCATATTGAGTCCACAGCGCACAGGATCATCGCTGATGGCAAACCGTTGCGGGTGAACGTTGCTGATGGAGCAAGTGCATCCTGATGGCGCGTGAAGCACTCAACTGGCGAGAGCTAGATCCTAAAATCCGGCATTATGCCCGGTGTGGTTTCAGCATTCGCCGCCAAGCCAGCAAGCTGAGTATTTCGGAAATATCCATTAAAAAGCGCCGTGCTTTTCTTGGAATTGCAAAGAAAAAGCATGCAGCGCAGGAGAATTCTTCTCATGTCGCGTCATAAAAACGCCAAATCTGCACGCCGGTTTTTCCGCCGCCGTCCTCTCAATGCGCAGGCATTGCGTGAAAGCGCACGCGTGCAGCCTGATCTTTCCATGCAGTCGCGTGTGTCCAGTGGCTTCACATGGTGCGCACCACGCAAGGCCATTCGGCAGACAAGGCAATACAATGGCTGAGGCGCTGCTGGACGGATATGATTTCTGCGGTCGGTTGCGTAACGCCATCGCTGCGGAAAAAAGCCTTGCTGCCTTTGCCCGCAAGCATGGGCTGAAAGAACAGTCCGTGCGTGATGCAGAAGCTATGCAAACGATCAGTGATGGTGTCTGCAAAACTCTTGGCTTGGTGAAAGTTCTGCGCTATCCAGTGCGGGACGGCAGTGGTCGGTTTGCATCACTCCGCGAAATCCAAGAAAAACTGAATACTTTTATCCGGCGTTGTGGAACGCAGGAAGCTGCTGCACGCCGATTTGGTATCAGCAAAGGCCACCTGTCCAACATCCAGAATGCACGGCGCGGCGTCATGCCGGTGCTTAATGTGCTGGGTTACGGTTTTCCGGTGCAGCGCTTTATTGTTCGGAACGCAGTATGAGCGGCAAGCTGAAAGCTGCGGAAGTTTCCGCCATGCTGGCCAGCCAGATGGAGGCTTTGGCCCGTGAGCTGCTGCCCGGTGGTAAGAAAACCGGCGCTGAATGGATGGCCGGGTCTGTAGCTGGTGAGCCAGGCACAAAGCTGGCTGTGCATCTGTACGGTGCAAAAGCCGGTGTGTGGAAAGACTTTTCTCAAGATATCGGTGGTGATCCGCTGGATCTGGTCGCGCATTGCCTGACAAACCGTGATCTGAGTGCTGCATATCGCTGGGCCTGCAACTGGCTGGGACTGAGCACGGAAACGGTGGAAGTGCGCCGTGCGGAAATCCGTGAAAAAGCTGAACAGGCTAAGGCAAAAGAAGAAGCAGACGCTAAAAAACGTGTCAGCCGTGCGCGGGATATCTGGATGAATGCCCAGCCAAATATCCTGAACACACCAGTAGATTTCTATTTGCAGGCACGCGGTATCAAGCTGGCAAAGTTTGATCGGCCTCCTGGTGCATTGCGGTTTGCGCCAGAGCATTACTGTGCAGAAATTAAAGCCCCATTGCCTGCCATGCTGGCTGCCATCACAGATCTGAATGGGCGGTGCGTTGCCGTGCATCAGACGTGGCTCGGCCAGCATGGTGGTCAATGGGCCAAGGCGCAGTTGGAAACTCCCAAGAAAGTTCTAGGGAGTTTCCGTGGTGCCTGTATCCGGTTACGCAAAGGCGCAGCCGGCACAACACTCAAACAGGTTTCACCGGATGAGGTTATTGCGATTGGTGAAGGCGTGGAAACATGCCTTTCCGTTGCCAGAGCCCGTCCGGATCTGCGGGTACTCGCAGCAATCTCTCTCGCAAATCTCGGAACAATCCGTCTGCCAGATACAGCACGCAACGTGCTCATTCTGGCAGATCGGGACGAAAGCACGGCGGCCAAAAAAGGCCTGCGTAAAGCCATAGACACGCACCTGTCAGCAGGGCGCACGGTAGATGTGGCTTGGCCGCCAAAAGGTAAGGATTTCAACGATGTTATCGGAAGATGAAGAAAGCGGCCTGGATGCCATCCGTTCGGCCATCAATACAGCAGAACGGCAGTTCCAAGTTATTGAAGGTGGCAAGAATGCCGATAATGGCGGACGTCCTCCCAAAACCAAAGAAAAGAAGCCCTGCCCTGTTGTCACCATCGGGCATTTGGATGGGTCTTTTTACTTTCTTGACCGCGTTGGTCAGCTGCGTGTGCTCAAGGCATCGCAAATGACACGGCGGCCAGATCTGGTGGCGTTGTTCGGTGGCAATATCGACTGGCTGAAAGAAACATTTCCGAAAACGGCAAAAGTCAAAGACAAGGATGCAGAAGGCAATGAAACAGCGCGTGAAGTTGTGGTTGACTTTAATATCAATCACACTTGCCAGTTCCTTCAGCGTGAGTGCTTTTCTGCTGGCCTTTTCGGTGATCACATACAGATCCGCCGTCCGGGTATCTGGCCTACGTCAGAAGGTATGCCGGTGGTGCATTGTGGCGACCGTGTTCTGGTGGGTTCAAAGCTGGAATTACCAGGCACGCGCATTGGCAATCAGATCTGGGCTGCCGCCCCAGCTGAGCCACGTCCAGCAGAGCCATGTGAGGCGATTGATGCGCGGGAATTTCAGCGCCAAGTCAGGGAATTGTGGGATTTCCGGCTGGAAGGCAGCGATATCATCGTTATGGGCATGCTGGCCTGCGCGTATTATGGCGCGGCCATTCCGTGGCGTCCTGCCGGATTTCTAACAGGGCCTGCCGGTTGCGGTAAATCTTCCCTGCTGCGGGTGCTGCAAAACGCCATTCCGCTCAAATTCGCCACGAATGACGCATCAAAGGCCGGCATTGAACAGATGGTGGATGGTCGTGCCATTCCCATGCTGGTGGATGAAGCGTCTGACCGTGTGGATCAACGTGCTGCCCGTGCCCTGCTGGATCTGGTGTTGTCCGCAACGGGTGGCGAAGGCACAAAAGGTGCGCGTGGTGGTTCAGATGGTATCGCCCGCAAGATTGCGGTGGCCGGTTCCATCATCATGGCATCCATCCGGCCACCGGATATGGAAGCGCAGCATCTGGGCCGCTTTACGCTGGTGGAAATGCAGGCACCTAAAAACGGTGCAGACCACACGGCAGAACATCGGGAATTTGCTGAATGGGCAAAGGAAATCGGGCCAAAGCTATGGGGCCGCGCATTGGCAGGATGGCAGCGCTATAGTGCGGCGCGTGTGATCCTCCGTGCCGCCGTGGGCCGTTCCGGTTGTCAGCCGCGTGAAATGGATCAGATGGGGTCATTGCTGGCCGGTTGGTGGATATTAGCTAACGACACCGTGCCAGCAGAAACGGAAGCAGATCATATTGTAAGGAGTGTTATGGGTTACATCCGCACGGCAGAAACGGCGGAAGCCGCAAGTGGCAGCCAACAGATGATAGATCATCTGCTTTCGCAAAAGGTGCAAATGGATCGCTCAACAGATCGGCGGTCACTTTCATCACTGATAGAGCGCATGCTGGTGCCGGTGAATGAAGAAAAGCCGGATATAGAGGAAAATGCGTTCTCCCGTAAAAACGTTGCATCCGTTCTGGCAAGTTATGGTATCAGGGTTGTCAGACGGAATGAACCCACGCCCCGCAGCGGTCAGGATGTGCCGCGTGGCAGTGAAGGTGATGGCTTGTGGATCTGGCCGCGCAACGCTATGTTGACTGCGCTGTTCAAGGACACGCCATTTGCCGGGCAGAAGTTCGTTTATGAGTTTTCGCGAATGGAAAGCTACAGGCCGCCGCCGCGTAACGCGCGCGGGCATCAGATTACCATCACCATGGATGGTAAGAAGAACAAGGGTTGCTTCTGGGTCAGGTGTTGTGAGCTTGGCTTGTCTGATGATGGTGACGATGGGCTGTAAAGGAACCATGGAACCGCAACGGAACCGCGCCGGTTCCCATTAGTTCGTTATATTTCCTAAAGGGAACCAAAACCCCTATAGGGAACCTGTTTTTTCACTCCTATACAGAAGCACGCTCTCCGTGCCTCAAATCCATTGTGAGAGAAAATAGCAGTTCCCTTAGTTCCTTAGTTCCCTTTCTTTCTAACCTATTGATATATATAAATAATAAAAGGAACCAGAAGGGAACCACATGGGAACCGCAGGAACCTCGCTAGAAATGAAAGCCATCAAGCCCATAAGCGGGCAGGAAATGGCACAGGCCGTGGAAGATCGGTTGTTTGAGGCCGGATACACACTGGCTTGCCTGCCAGCTCACGGTGTCCGTCCAGCTGGATGGGGTAAAGGCTGGGGCGAAACGCTGATGGACATGGATGATCTGCTGACACTCACGGCAGAAAGTGAAGTCCGGCCACCCATGCCAACAGCTGCTGCCATTACCCGCATGGATGAAACATTCACCTGGGTACAAGGTATTTCCAATGTCAGCCACCGCCGCGTCGTGCTGCTCTGGATGATGATACACCCGCTCTCACGGCAACATCGCTATAGCTGGAGGCAGATTGGTAGCGTTTTGGGAAAGCGTCACGAAACCGTAAAAGGCTGGTTTTACAAGGCGGTAGCCGAGATCACGAAAAAAAATTACACCTAACTGCATTTTTTACTCGCCAAATTCGCCAAAATATACTTTTTTAGACACCATGATCAGGGGTCGTGCAGCCAACAGGCTACGCGGCCTTTTTTTATGCCCGGAGCACCACAATGGCACCACGCCTCAAATGCATGACTGTCGGGCCGCCAGTTTTCGATACACGCATTGCGCATACTGCACCCAAACGGGCTGACCCATTCTACCTTTCTCGGGAATGGCGACAGCTCATGCGCCATCTTGTTGAAATGCGTGGTTCCGTCTGTCAGGCCTGCGGTCGCACAAACACGCGTCTGTTTGGTGATCACATCATTGAGCTGAAGGACGGCGGCGCGAAGCTGGATCCAGCAAACATCCAGTTACTTTGCGGCTCCTGCCACACAAAAAAGACTGCCCGCGCTCGCGCAGCCCGAATGGCGGTGCGTCATACCCGCTGAAAATGGCAGTTTTCTGCCGATTCCCTCACGTTTTTGATACGGGTGGGGGGTAGTCAAAAGTCTAGCCGGACGCAGGCACCTGAACCGCGCCAGTCTCACGCGCAGATTTTCAAACGTTTTTGAAAAAAATCAAAGAAATCAAAGGAGGGTCAAATGGCACGCGGCGGCGCTCGTCCTGGTGCTGGCCGAAAGAAGAAGGTGGTTGAGGAAGAATACAGAGGGCCGCTGATAGAAGATTATTCCAAGCTCACGCCCGTGATCTATTGGCAGGCCATTTTGCAGGATCCAAAGGCTCCTCCTTCATGGCGTTTGATGGCCGCTGACAAATTGGCGCCATACAAGCACGCAAAACCTGCGCCGCGCCGGACAGACGAGGGGCAAGGGGATTTCTTCCCTGAAGATCAGTCATCAGACGATGCCACGTTTTCCAGCTTACCGCCTGTGAGGCATTAAATGCTAAATCTCAGCCGTCCAGATTGGCGGGAGCGTATTCGCGCAGGGAAATCTCTCCTTCCCGATGTCGCTCCAGTTGATGCTGATCTGGCGGCACGGGCTGTGGCGTATTTTGACGCTCTGCGTATCCCTGATGTGTTGGGCACGCCCTTTCTGCGCGATGCCTGCGGCGATTGGTTCCGCGATATCGTGGCCATGCTGTTTGGCTCTCTGGATCCAGAAACAAAAACGCGCCTGATCCGTGAGGTTTTTCTGCTCGTTCCTAAAAAGAACGGGAAAACCACGATGGGTGCAGCACTCATGCTGGTCGCTGTTATTCTAAATGAGCGGCCTAATGCTGAATTTCTGATTGTGGCTCCGACCAAAGACATTGCTGGCCTGGCATTCCGGCAGGCTGCGGGTATGGTCAACCTCAACAAGGATCTGCGTAAACGCTTCAAGCTTCAGGCACACATCAAAACGCTGACGTATCTGCCAACGGGTGCCACGCTCTGCATTAAGGCGTTTGATGCCAACGTTATGACCGGCGTGAAGCCTGCGGGCGTTCTGGTGGATGAAGAGCATCAGATTGCCATCAAGCCGGAAGCCGAGGATGTGATGATCCAGATCCGCGGCGGCATGATCAGTCAGGAAGAAGCATTCCTGATCACCATCACCACGCAAAGCGTAAAGCCGCCGCGTGGGGTGTTCCGTGATGATCTGCTCCAGGCGCGTGCCATTCGTGATGGGGAATCCTATCGCAAGGGTGATGATGATCAGCTGATACCCGTAGCAAACGATGTGCTGCCCGTTCTGTATGAATTTCCAGAGGATATTCAGAAGGCTGCCACGTTACCTGGACAGGCTGCACCGTGGGAAAATCCATCCCTGTGGCACATGGTGCTGCCCAACCTTGGCAGATCATTCAAACTGGAGCGGCTGGTAGAAGAGTTTGAGAAATCCCGAGCCAAAGGCATTCAGGATCTGATCAAATGGGCCTCACAGCATCTGAATGTGGAAATCGGCCTTGCTTTACGGAATGACCGCTGGGCTGGTGCTGATTATTGGGAAGAACAGGCTGATCCGGATCTGACGCTTGATGAAATCATCAGCAGATCTGACGTGCTTGTCGGCGGCATTGATGGCGGCGGTCTGGATGATCTGATGTCACTTTCTGTGCTGGGGCGCGATAGCGTCACAGGTCAGTGGCTGCACTGGCAGAAAAGCTGGGTCATGCAGTGCGTTCTGGATATCCGCAAAAAAGAAGCCTCTCAGCTGGAGGATTTCGCCAAGCAAGGTGATCTGGTGCTGGTGGAAGAGCCAGGGCTTGATGTGGAAGGCATTGCTGACGCGCTGGGATACGTCAACAAATCCGGCAAGTTGGCAATGGTAGGGCTAGATCCGCAAGGCGTTGGTCTGGTTGTGGATGCGTTGGCAGACCGTGGGATTTCAGGATCACGCGTTGTCGGCGTTGCGCAGGGCTGGACGCTTTCCGGCGCTATCAAAACCACAGAGCGCAAGCTGGCAGACCGTACGTTGCTCCATGCTGGTCAGCGCATCATGGCGTGGGCTGTCAGCAACGCCAAGGCCGAAGGGCGTGGCAACGCTATCATCATCACCAAGCAGGGGTCTGGCTATCTCAAGATTGACCCGCTCATGTCGCTGCTGAACGCGGTGACCCTTATGTCCAAAAACCCGCAAGCAAAGCCCACAATGGATAGCTTCATGCGCAGAGGATTGCTGTCAGTATGACATTACGGAAAAAAATCAGGGGGTGGCTGTTCAAAGCAGCAAACGCCGTATCCCTGATTGCCACCGGCGTGAATCTGACAGATCTGCGTCTGGGTACATTTCTTGCAGGCGGCCCGACCTACAGCGGCAAAATGGTCTCTGTCGATACGGCCATGCAGCTGGATACGGTCTGGGCCTGCACGCGGCTGATCTCCGACACCATCGGGGCAATGCCACTGAAACTCTATCAGCGCAGTGCTGATGGTAATTCCTCCACTCTAGCGCGGGATCATCCGCTCTATCGTGTTCTTTACAATGCGCCCAACTCAGACATGACCGGCATGGAATTCTGGTCGGCCATAGTTGCCTGCCTGATGTTGTGGGGAAACGCGTTTGCCCAGGTGATCTGGAACGATGTTGGCACAAAGCGTGTGATTGCCCTCTACCCGCTCCGGCCTGACCGCATGACCGTTACTCGCGATACCACGGGTGAGCTGATCTACACCTACACGTATCAGGGGCAGACACTCACGCTGGAAGAAAGCGAGATCCTGCACATCAAGGGGTATTGCCTGGATGGCATGATGGGTATGTCCCCCATCAGCGCAGGCCGCCAGCAGATGGGCAGCGCCATGGCAGCAGAAGAAACTGCCTCGCGCATGTTCGCAAATGGCCTGTTGAGCCAGACCTATATCAAAAGCCCTGACTGGCTGGACGATACCAAGGTGATGCGGGCCAAGGAAATCCTGAATGAATACCGGGGTGCCGTAAACGCTGGCAAAACGCCGCTTCTGGAAGGTGGATGGACTGTCGAGAGTATCGGCATGAACCCCGAAGATGCGCAATTGCTTCAGACGCGAGCCTTTAACGTGGAAACACTTTGCCGTTGGTTTGGCGTGGCTCCGGTCATGATCGGACATATGAGCAAATCCACCGCTTGGGGTTCGGGCCTGGAGCAGATGAACCTGTGGTTTCTAACCTACACGCTTCAGGCGTGGCTGGTGCGCATAGAGCAGGCCATCACGCGTTGCTTGCTGTTGCCCACCGAAAAGGAAACATATTTTGCCCAGCACAACGTGGACGCGCTGTTGCGGGCAGATAGTCAGGCACGCACCCAGCTTGAAGCTGCGCAGGTTCAGAACGGGATCAAAACCCGCAATGAGATCCGTGAAAAGGAAGGTCTGGCACCAATCCCGGGCGGCGATATCCCAACCGTGCAGGCGCAGATGATCCCGCTAACGGATGTGGGAAAGGCTGGTGTGTTGCCAAATGTGCAGCCCATTTCTGGATCTGCGCCTGCGCCTCCACCACAGCCAAATGGCACAATAGGAGATCCGGACGATGATTGACGGCATGGAAGTCTGCGCCGTTCCATTCGAGTATAAAGCCATTACCGGCACAGATGGCGAAAGCGGCCATGTGGAAGGTTATGGAGCCGTTTTCGGCAATACGGATTCACATGGTGATGTGATCCTGCCGGGGGCTTTCGCCAAATCCATTGCCGAGCGCAAGGCGCAGGGCCGGGTGCTGCCCATGCACGTCATGCACGGGTTTTTCGGCGGTGACGGCGTGCCTGCTGGCGTGTGGAATGACGTGGCGGAAGACAGCAAGGGCCTGCACGTCAAAGGCAAGATATCCGGCACCAACACGGATGCCGGGAAACTGCTGTATGAGCGCGTCAAGGATGGTGCGCTGGGTGGTCTGTCCATTGGCTTCAGCATCCCCAAGGATGGTGCTGTCAAAATGACGCAGCCCACAGGCCCACGCCGCCAGATCAAGCAGGCCAATCTGTATGAGGTCAGCCTTGTGGATGATCCCAGCAATGCGCAGGCCCGTGTCACGGATCTCAAACGGCGCTGGGGTGATGCCTTCAAATCCACAGTGCAGCCAACGGTTGCCGTGCAGGCGCTGGAAGCCGCGATGGGCATTTATCAGAAATCCCTGAAAGGGAATGATGCCCCCACGGCGCAGGAACGCCAGCAGCTGCTGGAGCATTTGCAGGATGCCTATGAGGCTCTGACAGGCAAGCGCATGCCCGATGGCATGAAGCAGGCGCTGCAGAATGGGAAAATTCCCATGCTGTCGGAGCTGAAATCCGTAACGGCTGGCCTGATGGCCGCTGTGCGTGGCGAGGAAGCACCCAAGCCCGGATCTTCTCTTGTGCCACCAGGTCTTTCCGGTTTTCGTCTGTGATCTGACAAAACCGCTTTTCATTCACCCACAGCCGCCCATTGAGGCGGCTTTTTTTATGGGAAAAACCCGATGTCTGACGAAAACGAATACAAAAACGCCATCAAGCAGCTTTCTGAAGCTACGGATGAGGTCAAGAAGTTTGCTGAAACCTCCAAGACCGAGCTGAAAAACCTTGGCAAGGTCACGGATGAAACCAAAGCCAGTGCAGACAAGGCGCTGACTGCTCTGACAGAAATTACAGCCCGCGTGACGGATCTGGAGCAGAAATCATCCCGTGCTGGTAAGCCTACAGAACAGCAGCCCCAGAGCATAGGCCAGAAGTTCGTGATGTCTGATGAGGTCAAGGCTGTCATGGGACGTGCTAGCAACTGGATGGGCACAGTGCAGGTTGAGGTCAAAAATATTACCTCTGCCAGCTCCACCGGCACATCAGGAACCACAGGTCTCGTCGTTGCAGACCGTCAACCTCAGATCATTCAGCAACCAACCCGCAAGCTGGTGATTCGCGATCTGCTGATGCCTGGTCAAACCTCATCTGCCGCGATTGATTATGTCAAAGAGACCGGTTTTACGAATAATGCCGATTTTGTTGCAGAAAACCCATCGACTTCATATCCGCAGTCTGATGTCGCATTCACTCTGGAAAGCCTGCCGGTCCGTACGGTTGCCCACTTCATGATGGCATCCAAACAGATCTTGGCAGATGCGCCCATGCTCCAGAGTTACATTGATGGACGGCTGCGCATTGGTCTTGGTCTCAAGGAAGATGATGCATTGCTGAATGGTGATGGCACTGGCGTTACAATCAAAGGCTTGATGGCCCAGTCCACCAAATATGCTCAGCCTGCCGGTGTCACTATCAAGGATGAGTCTATGATTGACCGTCTGCGTCTCGCCATGTTGCAGACTACCCTGGCGGAATATCCTGCAACCGGCCACATCCTGAACCCAACCGACTGGGCCAGCATTGAACTGAGCAAGGATGCCCAGCTTCGCTATATCTTTGCCAACCCGCTTGGTTTGACCGGCCCTGTTCTATGGGGACTACCAGTTGCCGAGAGCCTTGCTATGGGGGTGGGGAAATTCATGACCGGAGCATTCAGTCTTGCGGCTCAGATCTTTGATCGTGAGGATGCAACGGTCAGCATTTCTACTGAAGACGGCAATAACGTCCGCAAAGGTATGGTGACCATTGTTGGCGAAGAACGTCTAGCTTTGGCAGTTTATCGTCCAGAAGCCCTGATCAACGGCGACTTCACCGGCATTGATACGGCTGCACCGACTTCTGGCACCACCGCTGGCGGCTAAGGAGAACTGACCGTGCAGCGCAGTATTCCAGTAAATGCGCCATCGGCCCTCAAGCCCTTGGCGCTGCTGGAGGATCTTAAGGCCGATATGGGCATTACAGACGCAACGCAGGATACAAGGCTTTCCAGCATTTTGCTGGAAGCTTCCAGCATGGCTGTTGCTTATATCGGTCGGCCAATCCTTCAGACAGACTGGCGGGATATTTTTGATATTCCTCCTGGCGAAAAGTTGCTGGGGCTAGTCCTGAAAAATTATCCGCTTGTCCAGATCAATGCTTTCTCCAGTAATGGCACATTACTAACTGGAGACCAGATTGCGGCCCTGAATGTCGAACCAAATTCAGGCACTATCTGGCCTGCGGATAATGGTGCGCCACTGTGGATCTCTGGCAAATATGTTGTCACCTACACAGCTGGTTATATTGCGCCTGGCGATAAGAACAGTACGCCTTCGGATCCTTGGTCTGTGCCGCTTGATATTCAGCGTGCCGTGCGTCTGGTCGCCAGTAGCATCTGGAATTCATCCGGTCGTGACCCTCTTCTGAAATCAGAATCAGAACAGGGTGTTGGCTCCACGTCGTGGAATACACCTGCGCCGGGGCTTGCTGGCATGCCGCAATCCGCAGCTGATGCGCTTGCTCGTTATCGTGCTGGCGGTATCCGGTGAGCTACCGCACAGAACGCCGCCGCCGCCAGATCTCCACCAAAGGCCGCCAGATGGTGCTCACGGCACGGGATGGCAGCAATCCGGTCACGTTGCGTGCATATGCGCCACCGCCTCAGTCATCACAGCTGGCAGACGGCATGCCCAAGGCGCCATTCATTGCCCAGACACTGGCGGATGAACTGAATGCGGCCAACGTGACGCCACGGGCGCAATTCTACCTTCAGGATGGCCCCAAAACCTACACGCTGACAGATGCCACGCCCGTTTATGACGGCGCGACCATCTGCGGCTGGACGCTGATTGCAGCAGGAGGCGACTAATGCCCTCGGAAACAGTCTGGAATGATGCCTACGCCCGCGCCAGTGCCGTAGCAGCAAAGCTGAGGCTGCCGATCGGTGATCCGCTGACCTGGGATTTTACAGGTGAGGTTAAAGCCTTTGCAGCACTGGATCTGGCATCAGCCAGCATAGAAAGTCTGGAACTGGGTGATAAGCAGGCACAGGAAAGCGGGCAGATATGCATCATGCTCTGGATACCGCAGGGCAAGATGAACACACCCACCGTGCTGTCCATCATGAATGCGTTTGAGGCTGCGTTTCGCACTGAACCGGTAGATCCAGATAAACGCTGGCCCGATGGCCTGTTTTACGATGGCCAGAATTACACGCCACCTTCTTTCCTTGCCCAGACAGGTAACTGGTATGTCGCCACGCTGATGGTGGATTACCGCTGGCAGAATATTACGGAACAAACCCCATGAAATTCTTTCCTCTTATCGAAACCGCTGCCAATTCCGGCCAGTTTCAGCTTTCCGGCGCTGCTGTAGAAGCCGAAAGCACCACTTCCGCCCTGGCATTGATTGCACCCACTGTTGGTGTAGGCCTGCGCTACGGCGCGTGGCTGTATCATGAAGTGCGCGGCCTGCCGGATTTCTCTCCTGTTACGGATGCCGAAAAAGGTAAAACCTACAGCGTGCTGGCGCAGGTTGGCGGCACAGATCAGCCGTGGGTTCCAGACGGGCAGCAGCTTGTTTCTACGCTGTGCGATGCGTCCAATCTGTGTTTGTCCATGTCGCAGTATATGGGTTTCCGCCTTGGCCTGATGCCGGTGGATGAAAAACCCGTAGCAGCGCCGGCAACATCTGGCACTGAGGCAACACCTGCTTCCAGTGAAACAGAAAGCGCAGCAACACCTGCCAGCTAACGCTGATCCTGTCTCCATTCTTTCAACACTGGCCGCCTTCGGGTGGCCTTTTTTAGTGAGGTAAACATGGCTTTTACTGGAGCCACAGCCGGGCTGGCCGCTGGCGCACAAACCAATGATACGCTCGTGGATTTTGCGCTTGAGGCAACATACGCCACGCCACCGACTGGCAATTATCAGGCGCTGCGCATCACGGGTGAAACTCTGGCACTCCAGCAGACGACTGCACGCCCTTCTGAGCTAAACGCCCAAAAACAGGTTTCTCAATCTGTTATCACGCAGGTTTCCGCATCTGGCACCATTTCTGGCGCTCTGTCATCTGGCACGTTTGATGATCTGATTGCTGGTGTAATGGGGGCCGATTGGTATGCAACCCCTTCAAAATGTACTGTCAATTCGAAAGCTTCGCCAGCAATCACTGCGGCTTATTCTATTCGCAGCCCATACCATAATGGTTGTGATGTCATTACATCGACATATGATTTTTCGACCTGGCCTGCCACAGGTATTATCCATGTTGTCGATGCCACCAATAATGTGGATATGTATTTACCGTATATTTCTACATCCGGTGGTCTAAATTTTGCTGGCGGAACCTTTGGGCTTCCAGATGCAACTAAATTTGGAGACGGCGCCACTATTGCGCTGGCCGATATCCAGAACGGATCTCTGGATAAAACATTCACCATTCGTAAAAAACTGCTGAGCGGATTTCTGCTTTATCCAGGAAGCCTGATCACGCAGATCCAGTTCCAGCTGCAACAGGCACAGTTTGGCACTGTCAGTGTAGATGTCACGAGTGCCAATGTGCAGCAAAATAATAACGATGTTGCGACTGCTGTTCTCCCTGCGCCGTCTGGAAAAGTTCACAACTCCGTCAACAATTTTCTTGGAGCACTGATTGACGGGCAGGCTCCTCAGGGCTGCGTCACACAGTTCACCTGCACGCTGGCCCGCGATGGTTCCAAAAACGAATATGGCATGGGGCATGCCGATGCCTGTGGGGTGCAAAACGGGCAATTCATTGCGAGCGGCAGTATCGAATTCTATTTCCGCTCGTGGGATGAATACAAGGCTAGCATTGCTGGCACGCAGGGGCCAATCGTTGTCAAAACTGTTGATGATAGCGGTAATGGTTATGCGTTTGTATTTACCAATGCAGCGTTGCGCAATCCCAAGGTCAACAGCTCTCAGGCAAACGCAACTGTCACGGCCTCGTTTGATATTGAGGGCAATCCGGCAGAAAATGGTGGCGCCACGTTTGCCATTTTCCGTCTTAGCGGCGTTGCTGCTACCGGTTCCTGATCGTTCCTTTCCACCAAACAGGTTTCACGAATGGTATCCATAATCTGGATGCCATTTTTGTTTGTACCCATAACTCACAGGGTTTTACACAATGGCTCGACTTTCTTCCTTTACTCGCAACGCTGCTGCAATCTCTGAAGGCACACCCGTTACCGTTGGCGTGACAGACCAGTTCACCATCGTCACCAAAGGCATGACGGCAGATTATGCAGACCGCCTGTGGGCGCTGCGCCGTGCAGCTGCCATCCGTTACAACACTGGCCTGTCTGCAACGGATGTGCCGGTAGATCCCAACAACCTGCCGCCCTCCATAGATGATGCGTGCCAGGCGCAGGCGCTGAGTGAAAAGTGCCTGATTGACGTGCAGGATCTGGAAAATGATGACGGCACCCCGATTGATATTGCGACTTTCAAGGAAATGATCACACACCGCGAAAACCGGGCGTTGCTTGCTCTGGCATTGCAGGCTGCGGCTTCTGTGGGCCGTGCGACTAAAGAGCAGCTTCAGGCCACTGAGGGAAACTGATCGCCGCCCTGCGCTGGCATCTGGTGGATGGGCCGGTTGCAGGGCGTTGCGGCGTGCTGCCACCGCCCCGACACGATTGGGCAGCCTATGATGCCTGGCTGCGGAAAGTTGATCCGGAGCCCGCCAACATGCTGCCCTGGCGGTGCTGGCATGGCGTAGCTGGCACGCGGCTGCACCGGCAGGAGGTGTTTGGTGCGGGTATGGGTGCCATTCGTGGCGCTTCCTATCCGCAGCCACTAGCTGATGCCGAGATCCTGCGCTGGTGCCAGATGCGCCGGCTGAACGAGGCGGAAACAGACTTCACGTTCCAACTCGTCAAATCAATGGATCAGGCATTTCTCCAGATCCGTAACCAGCAGATCACGGAAGATCTGCAACACACGTTCAGGAAAAAATAGCATCATGGCACGGGCACGTATGGCAGATACCATTCGGGAACAGATCAATCTGGCCACCCGCAATGTGCTTGCATCACAAAGCCTGCATGATCTGGTTGCGCAGGAATGCCGTGATCTGCGTGATGCCCAGATTCGCGCAGGCGCTGCCTCTCCCGTATTCAGCACCTTTGTTGATGGCCGCATGAACGATGCGGAAGAGCATGTGCGTCTGGATAACGGTATTGTCAGCTATGTGTTTTCCTATCTGGCGCAGGGTGTGGCGTTTGCTCTGGAAGAATGCCAGAAGCGCTCTCCTGCCCGCACTGGCGCATTCCGTAAAGCATGGGCTGTGCGTGTGAATGGCCGATGGTGGACGCGTGATACAACCGTCATTCCCAAAGGCAGCATTGTAGAAATCGTCAACACCATGCCCTACGCCCGCAAGATTGATACGGGTGGGCAAATTACCAGTGTGCCGCCGGGTATTGTGGAAGCTGTCAGGCAGGCCACGTACCGCCAGTTTCCCACACTCACAATTGCCCGAAAATTCATCAATCTCACGGATGGTCAGGATGCCCGTGGTGGGCACCTGCCTTACGTGCTGAAGGCGCAAGGCATTGAAAGCGGTCTTACCTGGTCAAAAGCCGATGGGTTCGAACGCCTCAGAAAACCACGCCGCAGCAACCGCAAGGATCGCGCTGCCGGTCAGGTCATGACGTATCCAGCTCTTGTGCTGACGGAGTCAGAAAATGGTTAAAGCCACCACTGTCATCAATCAGATCATCAACCGCGCTATTGTGGATGATCAGACTGCAGAACCTGCCAACGCTATTGGTACGCGTATGCAAGGGCTTCAGGACAAAATTGATGGCGTGGCGGCCAGTGGTGAAAACCTTGGCAACGCACTGGTCAAGGGCATGGAAACTGCTGAAACGGCCACACAACGTACGGTAGAATCTATCACAGCAGGATCTGGCAAACTTACCAACACACTGGGCCACCTGAGTGATGGTGTTTCCCAGATCGGCCATGATGTGCAGACCGGCGCAAAGAATACAGAAAATGCGCTGTCTGGTATTCAAGATGCCGCAAAAAACACTTCTGCTACAGCTGAAGGCATTAGTTCTGCTTTCCGTGACAGCATGAAGGAAGCAAAAGATGCGTCTTCCAGCCTCGCTGATGCTCTTTCGCAAGATGCGACCAAAGCTGATGTTTCATGGCAGGCAGCGGCTGCCCGCGCTGGGGATAGCATTTCCAAAGCACAGCGCCAGATCCGCCTGCTGCAAAACGAATATGACCGACTGGACGCTCGTGGCCGTGCGGCTGTTGCGAATGGCAGCACTAATCCTGAAGATGTTACCCGCCTGCTGGAAGCCAATAAAAGTGCTCAGGACGCGGCCGCACTCAGTCTGGCCAAGCTGCGTCTGGAACAGGCCGCCACAGTTTCAGATTTTGACAAGATGGCTGAAAGCGGCGCGAGTGCGTCCGCTGTTATTGATAAAATGTCCGCAGCAGATCTGGCTCAGACCATGGCTCTGCGTGAATTGCGTGCAGAATTTGAAAAAGGACAGATCACGCTAGGCGTGTACAAGACTGGACTGCAGGAAGTTGCAACAGAATACGCCAAGCTGAGCGGTGCATCCGCAACGGCCATGGCAAAGATTGCGCAGAATCATCAGGACAGCATCAACAGCAGCCTGGGCATCACTCTACCCAGTGACGATCTCAGTGCGTCCAGACTGGAAGACGTCACGCAGGCGTTTCAGGAAGTTGACAATCTACGTGCCAAATTGGTGCCGTTAGCTGCGGCGGAACGGGATTACGCTAGCGCCATTGCTGTTGCCAGCGATGCCCGTAAACGCGATGTCATTACCCTTGGCGAATATCTGGCTGCCATGGATCGCGCCACGGCATCCTACCAGAAGCAGAAAGACGCCATTGCCGCCAACGTGCAGGCTCAGCAGGAAGCGCTGCGCGTGCAGCGTGAATCTGTGGCAGCCGGTGCTCAGGAGAAAATCAACACATGGGCTGGTGTCAGCACGCCGGAATATGGGCAGGCAGACAATCGGCAGGAAGATTTTGAAGCTGCACTTGCCAGCGCAGATGCCACCCGTGCCAAGCTGGTACCATTGGCTGCTGCGGAGCAGGATTACGCAAAAGCGGTTGCCGAAGCTGACGCGGCATTAAAAGCCCAAATCATAGATCAGGCGGAGCGTGATGCGTATGTCGATAAGGCAACAGATGCCCTGAACCGCCAGAAATCTGCCTTTGGCGGGAGTGCCGCTGCGGTCAAGCTGACATCGTTCGAAATGGGTATTCTTGCTGACGAAACCCATAAGTTTTTCGATCAGGTTCTGGCTGGTGGCAGCCCATTGCAGGCCGCGTTCTATCAGGTGCCCAATATGGTGCAGGTGATGGGCGGTCTGGATGGTGCGCTGACACGCGTGGTCGGCGGATTGACTGGGCCGGCTGGCCTTGCTGTGGCTGCTGGTGCGGCCGGCGCAGCCATCCTTGGTATGGGCAAATACGCTGAGAGTGAGCAGGAAAATCTTGCTCAGCTTTCTACGCATCTGCGTGCCACACGCACTGATTATGTCGATATGGCAGACGCTGCGGAAAAAGCTGCGCGTTCCATTCATCAAAGTGACAGTGATCTGTCCCTGTCAGACAGCCGCACGGCCGTGCAGACCATCGTGTCTGTGCCGACCGTCAACAGTAGCCAGATTGAGCGTTACATGACGGATGCCCGTAATCTGGCTGCCGTGATGGGCGAGACTGTGCCTGAAGCTGCCAAAACCATGGCATCTGCACTGCAGGATCCGGCAAAGGCAGCAGAGGAATTTTCCCAGCAGGGACTGCCCGGATTTAATGCGGGTCTGGTGCTCAGTGTTCAGCACATGCAGCAGATGGGAGACCGTGCCGGCGCTTTGGATACCGTGCTCAAACGCATGGAGCAGACCACAAAGGGTGCAGAAGAACAGGCGCTGACACCCTTTCAGGCGGCTCTGAAAAACCTGAAGGATGAAACCGGTGGTGTCGGTGATGCTGTCACTTACACCTTTCAGCATATGGGCGATGGCATCGTTAGCATGGCCACTGAGGGCATCAATGCGATCAATGATCTGATTAGCACTGTCGAGAAAATTCTAGAGAAAGTTAAAAATGCAGCCAGCGGAATCTGGGATAGCGTCAAGGCAGATGGCAAGTGGTTGTGGAGTGGCGTTGAAAGCGGTGTCGAAGGCGGCCTGAATTTTGTGGGCGCCACAAACCTTGCCCATATCATGGGACAGGGAAACACCGCTGATCCCACATTTTCCATGCCCAGCAATCCGGCAACATCTGCCACGGGTTCATATAGCTCAGCCAAATTATTTCCCACAGCAACCGACATCGATGCGCAGACCTCATCTGTCACAAAAAACACGGCAGCATGGGAGGCCGACAGAAAGGAAATTGATGCACACATTGGCTCAGATGGGAGCCTGAGTGGCCAGATTGCGGATCATCAGCGCAACATTGAAGGCCTGACATCTTCCATTGCCAAACTAAAGGCATTGGGTGTCGAGCATTATGATTCCGGGAACGTGGAATCCTATAACGCTGCCATGAAAAACCTGACCGGCCAGCTACAGGCCGAAGAGGTGGCGCTTGGCAACCTGCGCGGGCCATTTGCTGAGCTTCTGGAGCAGCAGGATCGCGCCACGCAATCTGCTGCGGCTCTCACGGGCTACAATCAGGCAATGGTGGAGGCTGCCCAACAGGCCGATGATGCAGCGCGTGAACTCTCTGGTGGTCTGGCATCCGCCAGCGAAAAGGCTGCGGTTCAGGCTGCCGCAGCACGCACACTGGCAGCTGAATACACCACCAGCACGTCTGTCATGCAGCGCAACACCTCCCTACAGGGCTTGATTGCAGAAGCCTGGACGCAAGGTGGTGCGGCAGCGGAGCATGCTACCAATTATGTGCAGGCCTACACGGATGCCCTGGATCATTACCAGGAAGGGAGTTCTGCATTTGCCGAAGCCGTAGCAAAGCGCACTAAAGCACTGGATGATCAGTATTCTGTTACCCAGAAAATCCAGATGGCACAGCAGACTGATGCCAATAATCATCAGGTGCAGTTGCTGGATGCTGAAACTGCCACCATTGGACAAAATGCGGATGCCAGAACCAAGCTGATCAACCGGATGCGGGTTGAACAGGATCAACTGCAGAAAGGGAATTCTCTGGAAGATGAGTCAGTGCAGAAGCTGCTTGCCAGCACGGATGCCCTGTCGGACGCCACAGCGAAATACCAGCATGCCCAGCAGACACTGGACGATTTCACCGGCAGCCTGAGCGACATGACAGATCAGCTGTCCGATGGCGTGGTGCAGGGCTTCTTGCAGGGCACGTCCAGCGGCATGTCCTTCAAGTCCACCATGCAGGGCATTGAAACGCAGATTGTGTCCATGGTTGCCAAAATGGCGCTGATCAATCCGCTGCTGAACAGCATTGACGGTGGCACACGCAAAACCCTGTCTGATGTGAACAACATGTTCAGCAATACGGGATCCGGGAGTGGAACAGGCTCATCACAGGATGATCCGCTAGAGGCAGTGTCTCAATCCGGTTGGGCCATGTCTCCAGAGGAAGTGCAGCAGGCCAAAAAGCAGATCAATCAGTCGAGCGGCTTTAATTTTTCCTCCCTCTTTGGCGGTGGTGTCGGGAACGGCGGCACAGAAAGCCTTGGCGGTGCCCTCAACATGGGAATGGGCATGCTGGGCGGATTTGCTGCGGGTTCTTCCCTGAGCCAGCTGCTCTCCAGCAAACTGTTTGATAGTTCAAAAAGCTCTGAAATGGGTGGGGAAGTTGGCTCTGGTGTCGGCTCCATTGTCGGCGGCATCTTCGGTGGCCCGTTGGGATCTCTGGTGGGCGGTTCCGTGATCGGCGCTCTGGGGGATGCCATCGGCAGCCTGTTTGCCAAAAGGAAGAAGGATTATCAGTATGTTTCCGTAGGCAGCGATGGGATGCTGGATATCAGCGGCCATGTGTACAAGCATATTCACGGCAATGATAACGTGGCGTCCGGCCTGCAGAGTGATCTGGACAACATCAACAATGTGTTTGGATATACCGGGGTTTCCGCCACAAACACGGATACCATTGGCAAGGTTGGCTGGTCTAAGAAAGGCAAGAAGTCCAAAACATACAGCCTGACAGATCTGCTGCCTGATCTGGATCTGACCAGTTCAGACGCCACCATGCAGCAGGAGCTGAAGCAGCTCATGCCTTCCAGTTTCGATAGCGTGGGCACGTTCACGCAGGATCTGGAAAGCCTGAAAACCCTGGCGGATGCGCTGGACAGCATGAAAGTGTCTGTCTCAAAGTTTGATGACAGCACCCATGTGACCGTGGATCATTTCAACGGCTACACCGGGGATATGGCCAAGGCACTTTCCACCCTGGATGGAAAGACGCTGAGCACGGATGATCTGCAAAGCCAGTTTGAAGCTATTGAGGAGTTTGTCGGCACCACAATGCCAGGGCTGCTCAATGTCACGGCATCGGGCTCGGAAAGCCTGATGCAGCAGGCCGAGGATCTGAAGAAAAAATATCAGGATGCTGCCACTACGGCTGCGTCCTATGGTCTGGATGCCCAGGCATTGCTGGATAAGGGCAATGCGATTGCCCAGCAGATGATTGCCAATGAACAGCGCACGCTGGATCAGGCCGATCAGTCCGTGCAGGCACGTGATATGGCGGCCACGGGCAATCAGGAAGGGGCGGATCTGCTCAATCAGCAGGTGAGTGCTGCACAGGAAATCCAGCAGCTGCAGGATAACTGGAGCAGCTTTCTGGGGGATAGCTATACCTCCAGCGTCACCTACCAGAAGCAGTTGTCTGATCTGGAAAAAACCCAGGCAGATGAACGCCTGCAGATCCAGCAGGAATATGATCAGAAAGCTCTGGAGGCGGCGCAGGAAGCCGCAGAACAGCGCAATGAGGCGTGGTCCTCCATCCAGAGCATGCAGACCAGCTGGCAAGCTGCGGGCATGACAGCCAATGGCAACCAGGAAGGCGCTGACCTGCTGAATTTCGATGCCTCGGCATCCCAGCAGAAAAGCCAGCTGGATACGCTGGCCAAAACCTACTGGGGCGATAACTACGCCACTCAGAAACAATACCAGGACATGCTGCTGGATCTGGATCGGTCTCTGGGAGCGCAGCGTGTGGCCATTGAGCAGGAATATGCGCAGAAGGTCTCGGATGCCTGGTCGTCCATCCAGAGCATGCAGGAGAGCTGGCAGGCTGCGGACATGACGGCCAACGGCAATCAGGAAGGCGCAGATCTGCTGAATTTTGATGCCTCGGCATCCCAACAGAAAAGCCAGCTGGATGCGCTGGCCAAAACCTATTGGGGAGATAACTACGCCACCCAGAAACAATACCAGGACATGGTGCTGGAGATGGACAAGTCGCTGTCTGACCAGCGCCTGAAAATTCAGTCCCAGTATGCGCAGGAAGCTGCCGAACAGCAGGAAGAGGCAGCCGAGCAACAGCAGCAATATGTTGACCAGGCGCAGCAGAGTATCGCGAGCATTTTCTCCAGCCTGACAACCTACGTGAACGGTCTGGCCACCTCTGATGCCTCGCCGCTTTCCGCGGAGGATCAGTACGGTGTGGCAAACGATAATTTCCAGACCGATTACACGGCTGCCATGGGTGGGGATTACGATGCCCTCTCACGGATGCAGACCGATGCCCAGACACTGCTGAGCACCGGAAAAACCTACGATGGATCTGGCACGGATTACGCATCACTGTTCAGCTCCGTTACAACGGATCTGGGCAATCTGGTGAATGCCAATCTGAGCAAGATGCAGCAGACATTGATCACGCAGGCGAAATCCAGCACGTCCGACACCAAATCCCTCTCGGATACGGTGGCAACCCTGGCAAAACAGGTGGCGGAACTGGTCGCCTCTAACCAGAAAGTTGCCTGCACACTCAAGATGAACACGCTCGTGACAGCACAGGCAGGCAAGGCAGCGGCAGCATGAGTGCGGTTCTGTCTGCTGGTGCACGGCTGCGCCTGGTGGAAATCAGTGCCAGCATCGGTGCGCCAGCCCAAAGCAGCGCACCTCTGCCATGGGGTGCGTATCCGTGGGGGATGGCGGCGCTGGCGCAGGGTGGATCTGCCACAGATGCCACCGTGCGTGTCTCTGATCTGGGATATGTGGATGAGGCCAACACGCCGTATCCGCCGTTCCTCAATGAAGGAATTGATCTGAGCCGTGCGCTGACGCTGTCCTCTGATGCGCTGGGGGGCAGCCTGTCCATTGGCTCACTCAAACTGACCAATAGCGGGGGATATCTGGATAACCTGCTGGCCAATGCGGTGGTGGATCATCTGCCTGTTACGGTTTTGCAGGGCTCCAAACCCCTCAATGGGGCAGATCCTGCCAGATCATCATTGGCGGTGCTGTTCTCTGGTCTGGCCAAAAACTGGCAGCCAGCCCTCAATGCCGTCTCGTTTGATGTGCTGGATGCCACATACTGGCTGGATGGCACCATGGTGGTGGCCACCTATGGCGGCACTGGCAAATTGGATGGTGACAGCAACGTCAAGGGCAAGAACATGCCGCGTCTGCGCGGCGTGGTCTGCAATATCACGCCCGTTCTGATTGATAGCGTCAATTACGTCTATCAGATCTCGGATGGGCCGGCCTCCATCACCGCACTGTATGAAGGTGGATATGCGGGCGGCATCCAGTGCGCGGGAACGGTTGCGGATATCTATGCCGCAAGCCCGGCACCGGGCACCTATACGGTGCAGACAGGATCATCAGGCACATGGATCAGGCTAGGCACAAAGCCGGTTTATGCCATTACGCTGGACGCGGTGGGGCAGTTCCGTTCCGGGGCGTCCATGGTGAATGTGCTCGATCTCCTGCGGCAGATGCTGCTGGAGGATCTGGGCGTGCCGGCAACATATATTGATCCGGCGTGGCCGCAGACATCCACATTGGCACCCTATCAGGCCGGCTGGTACTGGGACGGCTCCAGCAGTGTCACCGGGAAATCCGTGACCACCACACTGTTATCCGGTCTGGGTATCTCGCTGGTGCCTGCGCGTGGGGGCACATTGCTGCCTGTGCAGCTGGCAGCGCCCGCGACTACAGACAGCGTCAAGCTGGCGATTACGGCTGATATTGCCACGAATGTTGAGCCTGTGGCGCTGGATACCTCTCTGGATCCGCCCACTTGGCGCTGGCGCATCGGGTATCAGCACAACTTCACGGTGCAGGGCAGCGGATCCACCCTGCATCCGCAGGCCACAGCGGATCGGCTGGCGCTGGTCGCGCAACAGGATCGCACGGCCTCGTGGGTCGAGACGCGGGTGCGCGAGAGCTATCGGGTGCCCAATGATCCCGCGCTGATCACAACGGCTTTGGCCAATCAGGCTGATGCGCAGAGTGTGGCGACAGCGCATGGGCATTTATGGGGCGTGCAGCGCCGGTTATGGGCGGTTGATATCCCGCAGGACTACGCGCTGCTGCTGGATCTGGGGGATCGTGTGGGCATCTGCCTGCCAGTTCCTGGTCTGCGTGCTGGCGTTCCCGGCATTGTTGTGGGTGAGCACATCAATGCAACGGATCTGACAACAACACTGACAATACTGGTCTGAAATGGAAAATTGTGGCTTTGGCTGGCAGAACCGTGTGCTTGACGCCACGCTAGCAGCCAGTGCGCAGGTTGGCAGCCTGCCTGTCTCAAATCTGCGGATCCCGCAGGGTGCACCCAGTCTGGGCTGGCGTGCGCCGGCAACGTCTGCCGTGCTCACGGTATCTGGGGTTTCTGGTGCGCAGTGGCGGGCGTTTAGCCTGCATCGCACCAACCTGAGTGCCTCGGCAACCTGGCGCATCCGCACTGGCAGCGTAAACAGCTGGTGGGGTATCGATTGGCACACAGACTGGTCTGGCCCGTGCAATGTGGCAAATGGGCAGTGTGTCCACGTGCTGCCCAGCACGGTGACAGATGAGAGGTGCGAGATCACCATCACGGATACGGCCAATCCGGACGGGTATCTGGATATCCCTCTGGTCTATGCCGGGCTGTTGTTCCAGCCGGTACGCAATTACAGCACGTCCAGCACATTCGGGCGGACATTGGGGCAGGATTCCGTAACGTCTCTGGGCGGACAGGAATTCACATCCACACGCTGGTATCAGCGCAAATACACGATCTCCCATCAATCGTTGGGAGATGCGGATGCGGGTGTGCTGGATCAGATCCTGCTGGTAGCCGCGGCAGACCGCAACATCCTGTTTGTGCCAGATCCAAGCGCAGATCCTGCAACACTGGCTGCCCAGGCACTGTACGGGCGTCTGAGTGCTGGCAGTGATCTGTCAAATCCATTTGGCGCAGCAGACCGGCACGAAATATCCCTGACACTGACCGAGAGACTGTGATGGCAAACGCAAAACTGCTGGATATGGTTCTGGAGACCGCCACCAATCCTGGCACCGGATCATTTACATTGGCGGGCGCTGTCTCCGGGCGTCTGCCGTTCTCGTCCGGTCTGGCCAGCAATGATCTGGTTTTTTACTACGCGAGTGATGGCAATCAGACAGAATGGGGTGAAGGCACGTTTGTGTCGGGCAGTCCCAATGTGCTGCAGCGCACCACGGTGATTGGCACCACCAATGGGGGCACCGCGCCGCTGAATTTTTCAGGGACAGTCAATATCTACTCCTGCCCACCTGCCGAGCGGATGCCGTTGCTGGATGCTGCTGGGCGTCTGCCTGTGGGGGATGTGAGTGATGTGACGTCCGCATGTGCGCTGAATGCCAAATCTGCCGGCACGCTGTTTTACCCGCGCACGGAAGCTGACAGCACATTCCTGTCGCAGAAAGACGCCAGCAGCACGTATGCGCAGGTGTCAGAGACAACGGATTACGTTGAAATAAAAATCGGTGACGGGCGCTCGTTGTTGTTTTTTACGGCACAGCAATCTGGAACGTTTGAAAATACAGGCTGGCCGCAGTTCCCGATCCCGATTGCTGTCACGGGGATTGTGAGTGCCATAGGCTGGATCCGTACGGCCAGTGCTGGAGATAATTTTAGAGCGTTCCGGTATGACGCGCCAAATCTGACACTGGTTGGCACAAATGCCAAATCTGGGCTGACAGGTACATTTCAGCTGCTGGTGACAACGTCATGACGGCTACACTCCTCAGTGCCGTGATGGAGACGGCAGGCAATCCGGGGTTGTCTTCCTTTGTTCTGGATGGAGCGGTGAGTGGGTGCTGGTCATTTGCGCAGGCCAATGCGCAGGACGGTCAGGTCTATTATTTTGCTGATGATGGGTCTCAGGCAGAATGGGGCATTGGTACACTGAACACGGGCTCACCGAATACGTTGGCCCGCACAACGGTTCTGGGCACCACTGCGGGCACAACGGTTCCACTGAATTTTGAGGGGCTGGTGACGATACGGGCGTGGCCGCCTGCAACACGCACGCCGCTGCTGAATGATGATGGCACACTGAGCTGTGCGGATGTCTCAACGCCTGGCACGCAAAGTTCTGTCAATGCCCGCAGCATGCACACACTGGTGTATGGGCGCTCCGATATGGCAGATCAGTTTGTCACGCAAAAGGATGCGCCCGGCCAGCTGATTGCATCGCGTGGCAGTCAGATAGGTGTGCTGAAACTGCCCCAGATACAGCTGATATTTGGGGTTGTGTCGTTCAACCGGGTCTATCTCACGGATAGCTCTGGAGTGCCCGGAGATGTCCTGAAACTCTCCAGTTTTATGCTGGCCATTCCGACGGGGCTCTCCACCAACGCTTATACGGGAACAGCTATACCTCACGACATCACCTTGAACGCAGACGGAACGCTCAGCGTATTGGTTGATGAAGATCATTATTTTGATGGCCTCATTCTGGTGCTGGGCGTCATGGCCTCTTAGGGCACAATAATCTGGAATTTCAGGCGGCTTTAGGCCGCTTTTTTTATATGCAGGACACATCATGCCCACAGCAGAAAACGATGGTGCAGATCTGCGCACCGTCCTGGCGAAACTTGATACCATGCAGGGGGATCTCAGTGAGGTGAAAAAAGATCAGCGAGAAGAGCGCGATGCCCGCGTTGCCCTGACGGCACGCACGGATGCGCTGGAAAAGCGGGATACGCTGATTTTATCCAAGATCGACAAAATGGCGATTGATGATGCCGAACGCGCCGGCGCCACGCGCCTGACCATGTGGGTTGCCAGTATGCTAGGGCCTACCGGCATCGCAACTCTGGCCGCAGCGCTTTATCACCTGTTCAGCCATCCCTAGCTGACTGCGCTGTTTGTCAATGCAGAAGTATTCAGTTCTGAACAGTTCTGAAAAACTGAAATACGCTCACATATGAAGCCATTGCAAATGGCTGTTTTCTGCGGGTTTTACGCTCTGATGGACTAATTCAGTCAGACTGTCTGCAAACTCGTCCACTCCGGCCGCCATTGTGCGGCCTTTTTTGTATCCGGAAAAACAGATGAATGATTCCATCCAGCTGGCGGCATGCCTGTGCCGCAAGTTCGAAGGCCTGCGCCTACATCCTTACGTTTGCCCGGCGGGTTATTGGTCTATTGGTTATGGCAATCGTGCCCTGGCCAACGGGGCCGCCGTAACTGCCAAAACTGCGCCCATTACGCAGCAGCAGGCCGAAACCCTGTTGGTTTTCACGCTGGCAGGCCTGCGGGTAAAGCTCCGCCAGTTGGTGCGCACGCAGCTTTCGCCAAACCGCGAAGGGGCGCTGCTGGATTTCCAGTACAATCTGGGAACAGCAGCGCTGGCAGGTTCCACACTGCTGAAATATCTGAACGCGGGCCAAGATATTGCGGCCAGTGATCAGCTCCTGCTGTGGAACCACATGCACCGCAACGGCCAACTGATTACGGTGCCCGGCCTGACAGCACGGCGTCATGCGGAATGGCTGCTGTGGAGCGGGGTTAATCCCTGTGATCCGCAGCCAGTAGCGCCTGCGCCCTCTCCTATTCCCACAGATCAACTCAACGCGGCGGAAATCGACCGCGTGAAGGAAAACGCATGAGTGAGCGAGATCCCCTGTCCCGGCATGAACTGGATTGCCTGGCAGATCTGCTGTTCGACCGTTTGGCCCAGCGCCTGCGGCAAAGCGGCTTTCGGCTGAATGAAGAAAACATCATCATTGAGCGCATGGATATCAACACGCTGCCTGTCAGCATGCGTGGGGCTGGCTATGGCTGATACACCAACAACCAAAACCGCCCTTGTCCAAACGGCAAAGGCCGGTGGCATTGCCAGCACCTTGCTGCTGGCTCTCACACAGCTGCCGCAGCCATATGCTCATTGGGTGGAAATTGGCCTGAGCGCCGCAGCCATTCTGGGGTTTATGGCAACACAGATTCCGGCACCGCCTGCCGGTTCCAAGATGTGGCCGGTTTACCGGGTTCTGAGCGTTTTTGCTGCCAACTGGGGTCAAGCCGCTAACGGAGCCATTCTGATGCGCACAAAGGCTGCGGCCACGCCATCAGAGCCAAAGGCTAACTAAAAGTTAGCCTTCTCATCATCATCTGAGAAAGACGATCCGAAATGAAAAAAGCATTCCTCGCATTGGGGCTGCTGCCCCTTCTGGCTGCCTGTGGCGCAACCCCGCAGGCCAAGCTGCGCCAAACTGTTTTCGATGTGGACAGTTCTTACCACGTTCTGGCGCAGCCGATTCCTGATGCTATTAAAGGCAACGTGCCGGGCATCGCCCTAACGGATACGCAGAAGGATATTGCCAAGCGGGCAAGCCAGACCGTGTTCAATGAAATTTCGTCTCTGGAAACCTCTATTGAGCACGGCAACAGCATCACCCAGACGGGTGTGAATGCACTCCAGACCGATTTTCTTTCATTCGAAACCTGCTGGGCAGGCCTGAAAGTCGGCACCACGCCGGATGCCTGTGCAGCTCTTGGCGGGAGCAAATAA